AGCCGTTGTAGGTCTGCTCTGGCCTGTTGCGAATTCGCTTTGACTTCAATTTCAATTGACATCTTATTTCCTTTTGTAAAAATACCCCTAACGGCTAAAACTTGTAATAAACAAGATTCACCATCAGGGGTAACTTTTATTAAGAGTAGCGTATAGAGTTGCTTGTAACTTTAAAATACCTACTCAAAGTTTTCTCAACAAACCGAGGAGGAGCTTGAATAGAACTCCCCGCATTAAGATCTTTAATGTAAGGGGTTCCGTTTGTAATATAAAGTGTTTCTATTTTATTGTTAGGTATTGGGCCTAAAATACCTGCTTCAATGACTGCAGAGACACCTGCATCTTGTTTAGCACCTGTTTTGTTAAAAGCCCAAGAACCTCTAGCTCTTCCTGTATCAACAGGAGTAGTAAGTTTGAGTTCACTAACGGCAGCAATAACTGCTGCTCTTTGTAAGCTATTAATTATTTCGGTATATTCTTTTTCTACATTATTAAGCGTTTGTTTTATACCCGCTACTTTAATGCTTACCGCCATAGTAATCTCCTACTTTTTATTTGCTGATTCTAGTAAAACACCGAATATAGATTTACCTAAAGAACTTCTCATCTTTTCCTCATCTTCTGCTTCTTGATCCCATTTAGCCATTTGAGCTAAGGAGGAAAATATTTGTTTTCCTGACTTTTTAACTCCTTGAGCGCTTAGTAGGTAAGAAGTGCGAAGATCATCTTTCCATCCATATGGTCTTGCTTTTAAGTACTGTGCCCACATTCTAAGTTCAGATGCAGGCATTTCCTGTTCAATTTGATAAACCCCCATTCCGAGGTTAAAAGCTAATTCATACAACCAAAGCTCTGAAGGTGTTATTCGTTTCCCGCTTCTGCACTATTACCCATAATAGCGTCAGCCAGCTTCGTAAGCTCTGCTACAGGAAAGCTTTCAAAATCCTCATCGCTGAGATCTTCGGCTCCTACAACAGTCAGTCTTACAACATAACGCAACAACTCTAGTTGATCCATATCAGACTTATTTTTACGCTTATTGATTTCAGTGGTCTTAACGTCAATCAGCTTAGCATCGCCAACCGTTAACAATTTAACATCTACAGTACCATCCATAAATTCAACAGCGTTCGTTTTTACTTTTCCTACAAATTCTTTCATTATCTTATATCCTATTATTTATTAAAAAGATGAGAATTATGTTCTTGAAACTCATCTAAAAGTTTATGCATTTTATTTAATACATCAAGTGTTTCAAATATTTCTTGACGTTTTGCCTGATCCTCTACACTAGAGTCATCAGAAAAATCCTTATATCGATCAAAAGTTTTACGTGATGAGAAGTCAATATCCTTCTTCATATTTCGTAATGTAGTTTGAAGGACAAAAGACTTATCAAAGGGTGGAGTCTTGTCCATTTTTATATCCTCGTATAGTAGAAAGGAGGTTCCGAGTGGAACCCCCCGTCTATAATCTGTCTTATGCAGGCAGAGAGTAAGCGCCGCTAACCAAAGAAAATGGTCCAGCAAAGTCACCTTCGATGGTCAAAGTCATGGTTGCTTGCATTGCGTCAGTCAATCCGGGTTGGATTTCGAAAGATGCAATCGTACCGAAGAAGATGAAGTCTGCGAACAGATCAGCGTCGTCAGCAGTAATGATTCCGTCACCGTTGGTGGTGAGGTCAGCATCAGTGATACGTACTCGGAATGCCAAACGTGCAGCAGTCTTACGCAGTTGCTCGAGATCGCCATGTTCGTTAGGAACGTAGTTCAAAGAGAATTCCAAAGAAGGAGCATCTGATTGACCAGCGATTTGAGAAGAAGTAGCTTGACCGTAAACAGGAACGTTTACGATGTTAGCAGGAGTACCCATAGAAGGGAACTCTCGAACGTTACCGACGTGTACAACTGCAGATTCAGGAGTTTCATCAACACCCGTGCTAGGTACAGACGTGCAGAACAGACCGTGCAGAGTAGCAGCAGCGTCAGCAGAATCGTTAGCAGTGTTAGGTACGTAGTCCAGCGTGGTGAACTTAGACGCACCGATATTAGTAATGTGAGCCATTGTGGTTAAACCTCATTAATTGTAAAAAGTAAAGTTAACAGTGAAGTCTGCCCTAAATAATTCAGGGTTATCACTGTCTTGGCCAAGGATTTGTAAGTTACTAGATTGTGTTTGAGTACCATTGGCCAGTAATTTGTTTTCTAGTATAAGATCAAGTAAATCTGCGACTTCCATTAGACGCCGTACGCCTTGGTTAGCAGAGACATATACTTGTATAATAATTAAACCTTCTACTCCAAACCTTCCATAATCAGTATTGATTCTTAAAGGTAATGTTTCAATCTTAACAAATTCGCTAAGATTTGAAGGTATATTAAAATTAGAAGGAAACGTTGAAATATTATTAGCGGTCCAAGTATTCGAACCAAAAACACTTTCAACATCAGAAATTAGATTTGCATATTTAGACATTATCCCTCCGTAACCAAGAGTGTTACCAGTCCCGGTTCTTGTTTGAAGGAAAGTATAACGTGACTATTGCCACCTATTACTACAACGTCAAATAGTTTTGGATCTGCTAATTCTTTCTCTTTAATCAAAACTTCCTTTTTAGGTGCCCCAATGACTTCAGCATTAGGGTCTACTTCAGTAGCTAATACAATTGCTGTTACAGAAGATTCTGTTACGGTAGTTGCTTTTTCACCAGTAGTAAAATTATAGCTTTCCGAAGTGTTTTGTTTTAAAGTTACAGTTTCAGCCAAATCACCAACTTTAGCAAATGCTGTATCGACACCTTGGAGGATTTTATTACGTAAAGACATAATTACCAACCTCGCCAGTATCGTGTACTATTCCTTAGCATTGGATTAACAAGACTGTTAACTGCCTTAGCAGTCGTAGAAGAGTTTCTTATTTCAGTAAGTTCAATAGAACCTACTTTAATACTTTCTACTGTACCAGTGCTATCAGTTAATCCTTCATTATTTAGTAAGTGATATGCCAATTCATAAGTTGCTTTTCGAAGCATTTGAATATCTCGAGCTAACGTTGACTCTGTTTCATCTGTTGTTACAAAAGAGTAAGTATTAGAGAACAAAGTTCGAACTCCGCGACTAGAATCCATAAAAGATCCAGAACGGGGGAAAGCTAGAGGCTGAGTGGCAGAGACCGAAACCCCTAACCACTCTTTTTGATCAAGGTTAGACGTAGCCGTAACTAACGCCTGTTCCTTAAGTTCATCATTTGCATTTGTCCAAGCAACGGCATCTAATCGATCTTCGAAGTAACTGTCAGCTTCGTTTAAAGTAACGTAAGAGTTAATTCCTTTTACTAGTGCCATTAGCAGTTACCTCCTAAGATAATTAAGCGTGGAAGATAGGCAGAATGCCGAGGTTCAAAGGATCAGCCTTACGATCCCATGCAGGAGTAGCAACAGAGCCAGCGAGAGCAGCGTTGGTAGCGAAAGCAGTTTGCGTACCAGCGAAAGAGTAGCCTCGTGGATGCATTACGTAGCCCCAACGGTACCAAGCGGTCGTGCGACCAGAACCCATGCCAACACCTTCGTTGCGATCAACAGCAACAGGGTTAGGAACAGATACTTGGCTCATGAACAAAGAAGAAGGAAGCATCATGTAAGATACTTTAACGGTAGACAATTCGGTCGTACCAGACAGTGCAGCGTGGGTAGCCGTACCAATGCTAGAACCGAAGTTGCGAGAAACGATTACTCGAACAACACCGCCGAGCAAAGTTTCGAAAGAGATGTTTCCATCAGTAACACGCTCGTCGTCAACCAAGTTAGCAACTTTGATGTCGAGGTATACTTCAGGAGAAACAACCATGTATACGAAATCAGGAGCGTAGTCAGACCATGCACCCATAGCGCGGATGATGTGCTCAACACGACGACCGGGGCTAGACTGAGACAGGTCAACTAGACCTTCGATGTTAGAACCAGTTCCGATGGTGTCAGAAGCAGCAGCTACGTATCCCCAACCTTTAGCAGCGTCAGCGTCGAGGCTGTTGCCACAGAAAGCTTCAGAGTACAAAGAAGGAGCCAGATCGTTAGCAGTCTTGAGTTCAGCGTTCATAACACCGCTCAAGCAAGCACGGAGAGCTTGATCTTCGTCTTCAGCGCGGGTTTCAGAGAAATCACGAGCGATCTTGCCGAGGCCATCTTCGCCAGAAATTACAGACTGAACCATGTACTCATTTGCACCGTGGGTGCGAACGGTCTTGATGTAAGTCTGAACTTCGGTAGAGATGTTAGTCGTCTTACCGTAATCTTCGTCTTGGCTTGCAACGTTAACAACGGCGTTAGAAGAACCAGTTACGTCTTCAGAAGAACCGCCAGTTGCGCCAACAGCGTAGTTGCCGAGAGGCTTGTAGAAACGAACCTGACCGATGAAGTCTTCGCCGTTAGGGTTAATTTGAGCTTCAGAACCAACAAGTTCGGTTCCAACTAGCTTCTTAGCACGAGTGTAAAGCTCGTCAGTATAAGCAGAAATTGCTTTATTCAGAGTGCCGAATGCACTAGAAGAGATAGCCATTTTTTAATTCCTTGAGAATATTAATTGTGAAAAAGTAAA